GTAGTAATCTCAGTTCCTCTACCACCTTCTCTACGTGGTAACCAGAAATCTTCTAGCATACTCATATGCTTTTTATCGTCACGCATTTCTCCAGTACTGGAATCGTAAACCAACTTGTTACGATAACGTGCCATGACGTCACGGAGATATTGTTCTGCTTTTACCTTTGGTAGATTACCTACATCAATGTAGAATATTCTACGTTCTGGTGCACGAGAAAGTCTGTATATAACTAGAGAATCTTCAATCATTCTAAGTTGATTGAGACCTTTAATTGCTTTGTGTAAGAAACCAAGAGTCATCCTCTTGTTTAGATCTTGCAGTCCAGAAGGGCAAAATGTAATAGAATCTATTGCCATCTTCACACCTTTAGATAAAGACATGTCTCCAATAGGACCTAAAGCTCCACCTTTATAAAAACCTTTTGGGTTGTAAAGATAATAATCAACAAATGTTCCGTACTCATATTCTAATGCAGTACCTTTTATTTGTTGTTGTCCAAAAGAATCTTTTGGTTTATCATTAATTTTCTGACGAACTTTCTTGATCTTCATAGGATCAATATATCTAAGTTCTGTGATACCTTTTTTCGGATTATCTAGATCTATAACTTTATGATAGAAAAGTCTACCATCAATATACCAAGATCTAATAATCTCATGTGCTCTGTTGTCAAAATTTAAAAGACGTTTGATATATTCAAACTCATCTCTAATTTTTCTTTTAACTCCCATTCCAGCATCTAGATTATCTAGATTAATTTCTACAGGAGTGTCGTGAGCATCACTCACAACAAATTCGTTTACAACTTCGTCAACTGCACTGTCCACTTCTGGATGCAATGCCATATCACGATAACGACGGATCAATTCAAACTCATTACGAGCTGAATTGTCTGTATCTACATATGTCCCATAATAACCACCTGCTGCAATGGCAACTGCCTCTTCAGCATTAGGAGGGACGGGGGATTGACCCTTCCGACCCTCCTTGCGATTAATCTGGAAGCCAAATAATTGACTCATGACTACCTACTTTATAGTATGCTTCTTCTTTCTATTTATTATACCACAGGAATAGCACTTACGCCAGCTCTTGTTCCACCTTCTGCCTTGAAGTATGAATACTGCCACTCAACTGTAAATTCCTCTATCTGGTCATTGCTATCATAAGCAAGATCAATTTGAGAAACATTTGTTGGGAAGCAATAGAATAGAGTGTACTGTCTAAGAATAGATCCTGTTGTGCTGTCATCTTTTTCAAGTTGCTTAACTTTTAGATCTGCAGTGTAACCAGTGCTACTGTTAGGTGTAAACAACTCAGAAGTGTTTGCTTCATGAGTGTTGATCTTATTCGCCCACTCTTCAAAGAATGCACGAAGTTTGAAATCTTTATCGTTGAAGAATGTTACAGTCCAAGTATCAAAGGTGCGGTCACCAGCGATCTTAACTGTTCTTCCACGGAAAGGAACTTCTATTACACCCAAGTTAGAACCTGGTAATGCAGCAGATTTACACATGATGTTTGTAGTTTCTAGGTCATCAGCTCCTTTACTTAATGAACCAGGAAAGTTTACATCCACCATGAACATATTGGGTTTGACGCCTTGCCCAACCCTTTGTATAAATGAACTGACATTTGAACTTGCCATTGTTTTTTACCTCGTTATGTTTCTATGTAATGTGATTATCTACCAACTACTTCAGCGAAAGATACGCCAGTTCTTGTAGCAGTTACTGTAACTGTTACAAAGTTGATTGACCTAGTTGGTTTAAGGTATAGTTCTGCAACAAATTCGTTACGATCAATAACCTCTGGGGAGTTGTTACTATCGTCACAAATGACTAAGAAGTCTGTGACACCCCTGCGTGCTTGAACCTCAGTGAGGTAAGAAGACATTGAAGCATTGAATGCATTTCTAGTGATAGAATCATTCTGCTCAAATAATACTCCTTCAGCAAGACCCTTTGCTCTCTTCTCAATATTAAGGAAGAGACGTCTAACATTGATACGATCAAATGCAGATGGAGAAGCAAGAGCAGTCTTGTCTCCAAATAATATAGGACCAGTACCAGGCATTGATACAACAGGGTTTATTGATGCTGTATAGAGATCATCTCTTGCTGCCTTGTTAGGGTTGAATGCTAGTCTAACTACATTCTGTAATCCACCACGATTAGTTCCTGCAGGAGAATACCAATCATCTAGAATTGCAGATGTTGATACACACAATCCAGCAATGTCACCATTGCAACCGATGTAACGATACTTGTCGTTGAATCTATCGTATGTGTATTTAATTCCACTGTCCTTAACAACATAAGAACTAGAAGCAATGTTACCAAAGAAGTCAATTGTGTTGCTCAATTGTAATGCTGCTGTAAGTGGAGTTCCACCTGATGTAGCAATTTGGTTACCTGTGTGAGGTGAAATGAATGCAATGCAATCTTTTCTTGTGTTAGCAACACCAGCAACAGAACCAGCCTTAGCGATTGTGTCACTCTCAGATCCCATTGATCCACCCATAAGAACAAAGTCAACTGTTGTTTCTTCTGTATCTAAGAATAGATTGTATGCTGCACCGATCTCTCCAGCAGTGTAAACGTAATCATCAGTACCACCTGATAATGCTCCACCAGCAGTTGATTTGATGTATGCTAATACTTTAGGTGATGCGGAGGTTGCAGCGTATGATGCTGCAGTTGCACCTGTGTCTTCACCAGCAGTTGTAAACTCAGTGCCTGTTAATGATGCTCCTGCATATATGAATGATGAGAATTCATTAATATAATCTTTCCAGTATGATGATGCTCCTTCTGGAGTCTTACCATCAGATATCTTTGAGAGGAATAAGTTTCTTTCAACAATTGTGTTTGTTGATGTATCTACAACTGCAACGTGAACTTCATCAGCAGATAAGAATCTTTCTGATGCATATGCAGAAGTGCCAGGTCTAGCACCAATTGACTTGTAAGTTAAACCTGTGTCTCCAATTGGAAGTGCATTCCAGTCAGATGATGTAAATGCGGACTTAGTAAATCCATTACCAGTTACTGCTGTACCACCACCTTCTTTGATACCAACTGTATCATTGTCAATGACAACTGTAACTTCGTGATCTGTTGTTGCACCGTCACTAAGTGTTGCACCAACTGCAAGACCATGACCTACTTTAGTCATTTTTACGTCTGCAACTTTGTCTATAATAACAACTCTTAAATCGTTACCATCTGTTCCTGCATCTCTTGCAGCAAACTTTTCACTAGTTACTCCAGAATCAAATGCTGCTTGATCTGCGATCAAAACACCTGTTCCAGATTTAGTTGCGTTTTCTACTCCAGTAGTAGCACGAACAACTGCTAGTGTTCCACCATAGCGGAGAAATTCTGATGCTACGATCCAGTCAGCAGCGTTTGCCTCTACTGGTGTACCAAATGTTTCAATTAGTTCTCTTTCTGAACTTACATTTACAATAGAGCCTACGGGTCCTTTGCTGAAAGTAGAAGAAATAGCACCACGAAGAGCACTAGTACCAACAACTACAGCATTAGATATATCACGTTCTTTAATAATAACACCAGGCGAGACTTGACTTGCCATTTATTTTTACCTCTTAAGATATCAAATTTATCTAAAGTTATTTAGAGTTTTGAATGTCTTAAGAGGGGAAACAACACACGAACACTCTACCAGTCTGGATAGTCTGCTAAGTATGGAGGTAAAGGTCTAGGTCTATTTTTCTTTTTACTTTTTCTCTTTGCTACTATTCTCTTGATAGTACAATCCTTACATTCATAGGAATATGCAGATGGCAAACCTCTCTTTTGTTTTCTTGACATGTAAAAATCTTCTATTAGATTCTTTACTTTATTACAAGTTTTACATTTTCTGTCTTTGAAAAGAAGATGTTCCAGACTGAACTGATCCCCAATATCCATCATAAGTCGGGCAACATGTATCCAACTTCTTCTTGTTTATCTCCGTACCAGAATGATCCGTCTGCGTCCACGAAGGTATCATCACCCAAGCCGTCGTCAATAAAACCAAAGGGAGCCATATCTTGTTCAATCTGATTTTTTTGTTCTTCATATATTCTCCTTCTTATATCTGTGTCAGTCATTTCTTTGAAGTAATCCTGCATGACTAACCATGCAAACAATACCATACACATGACTAAATCATCATGGTAACCTTCATCTGCTTCCCATGCTTGTTTCTTTTGTATAAAGGTAGTTAGTTCCTGTAGTATATCAAAATCTTGAAATACTAATTTGTCTTCTTCTATAATTGCTTTTAGATTAGAACATCCTATCTTCTTGACAGTGATACTCATCTTAACACCTAGTTGTGTTTTGTTTCCTGAGAATCCTTGTCCTACTATCTGCCCTGCTCTACCACGCATAGCACACATAAGTACGTTAGGATATTCTAGATCATAGTTAAGTGTTGCTGCTATTGAGTCTCCTATATCATTTACCTCCACTAATACGTATGGATTGTGGTACTCCTTACATACTTGGAATATTACCGAGGGAAACAGTACAGGCTTAATCTCATTATTTCTGTACTTCGCAACGATCTTGTACGGGAGAGTGGTGATATCAAACACGATGAAAGCAGAATAATCGCCACCAATTCCTCTGGCAACATCAACAGTAACGATATATTCGTGATCTTTTTCTGCTCTCTTAAAAACATCAAGTCCTGCATTGCTTGTTATGGGGTCATTGAACGGAATGCATTGTAATTTAGATGGACTGATAAGCGTATCAGCAGATCCAAGGAAGTCGCATTCAAACTCCTGTGCAAATTGTCTTTTAGATGTGTTCTTTATTGTCTCGTCTTTCCACTTGGAATCTCTACCAGGTACCTGAGACCAATGAACTTCGTTAGTTATATAATCATTCTTATCGTTTCTAGCATCCTCCCACATCTTATAGAAGTGGTTCATACCATTGGGTGTAGATATGATT